GTCCAGCTGGCGCATGCGGGCAGCGCGCTTGGGGCGCGGGGTGTAGGAGCCGCGCCTCACGCAGCACCGCCGATCAGGCGAAGCATGGCCACGGCCGCGCCGAGCGCGGCGGAGCCGACCAGGGCCGCGGCCATGATGGCGACCTCGCGCAGCATCACTGGAGCGCCCCGGTGGCGGCGAGAGCGAGCCCGACGAACAGGCTCTTGAAGAAGGCGGGGGCGGCGATCACCAGCCACGCCGCGAACGCGGCCATGATGGCATATTCCGCGCGGGCGGCGATACGATGGATACTGCGCCGGCGCGCCTCGAGCCGCTGGCCGATGATGCCCCAATCGACGCCTTCGAATTCGGGAGGGAGCTTTGTCGGCCTACCGCTCCGCTGCTTGAGGCCGGGGCTCACCGTTCAATCCTCGCGAGCGAAATCTGGAAGACGATGCCTAGCCAGACGATCTCCAGCGTGCGGCCGGTTGCCTCCCATTCGGGGTCGCAGATCGTCTGGTGGCCCAGGGTGAAGCGCGGGATCATGCCGCCACCCTCTTGTAGACCGGGGTGCCGGTGACGGCGGACATGCGCAGCTGATTGTCGCAGTCGTCGCAGAGCAGGCCCTGCCCGGCTTCGAAGCCCCAACCGGGAGGCGTGGAGCCGCCGTTATGAGTGCGGCCGCAGCGGGCGCAGTCGTAAGTGCGGCATTCTTGCTGGCATACCGCTGACGCTACTTGAGGCCGGGCGGGTCTTTTTCTTGAGGCCAGGCGATTGCGGGACATGGCAGTTCTCCGTTCAAGCGATTGTGGTGGGGGCGTGGAGCAGGCGTTCGAACACCCAGCAGTGGACCGAGGGCCCGCCGCCGGCGGGGTTGACCGATCCGGTGGTGATGAATTTCCGGCTGCGGCTGCCGCGGAGGTGCTTCTTGAGATCGTTCGCGTCGGGCGGGATGAGGTTGGCGTTGCGCGCCCGGCGCTCGAACTCGGTGAGGCTGATCGCGAATTTTTCGGGATTGCGGTGGCGGTTGAGGCTCTCGCCTTCGGTGGTGCCGACGATCTGTTCCTTCATCAGGAGGTGATCGACGATCTCCCAGAAGCGCTGCACCACCGGATGATCGGCGCCGCTTGCCGCCTGCCGGTCCACCGCCATGCGATCGATGAAGCGCAGGGTGGCGTCGATGCGGTCGCGGGGGAGGAGATTGGCGGGGATGAGGCCGGTGAGGGCCTCCACAGCGGCGGCGAGCTGGGCGTGGCACTTGATGACGCGGGCGTTGTGCAGCGCATCCTTGCCCTTGGTGGCCCTGGCCACGCGATCGGGCATTTCGGCATCGTGCCGGTCGTAGCGATCGAAGAAGGCGGTCAGCCAGTCCTTCGCGCTGCGGCAGACATGGACGATCCAGTTGGAAGCGGCGGCGGCGTCATACCGGCCGAGCCGGATAGCGGCATCCTTGGATGCCTGGGTCCACAGGCCCTTGTCGATGCGCAGGCTCATGATCCGCTCGAGGACCGCCGGCACGGCGTCCACCGGATCGTTCTGCATCAGGTAGATCGAGCCGAGGAAAGGCGGCTCGAAGGTTTCGGTGCCGCTGGTCTTCTTGCCGGTGGAGCGGGGCGAGCGGCCATTGAACAGGGTGAGAAGCTCGGCCCAATCGAACTGGCGGTAGTGGCTGGCCTTTTCCTGATCCCGCGCGCTTTCGATCAGGCCAACGGGCAGGCCCGACACCTTCATGAAGTTGCGGGCAATAGCGGCGCTGGTGGCCTTGTTGGGATCGAACCCCTCGTAATCCTTGCGGCCGAGCAGCTTCCACATGAAGGCGACCAGCGTGGTCTTGCCGCTGCCGGGCTCGCCGAAGATCTCGAGGAAGCCCAGCGACTGATCGCGCTCGCGGATCTGCACCGCGAAGAGCGACAAGGTGAAGAAGGCCAGCACCACGATTCCGCGCTCGCCCCAGGCGGTCCACACGTCCTCGATCCAGCGCAGATCGGGGCGGTCGGGATTGTGGGCGACGGACAGGATGCGCTCTTCGCTGCGCAACTTCACGGCGGCGCGGCCGAAATCGAAATAGCGTTCGTCGGAAAGGGTGAGCACCTGGCCGGCGCGCACGGCGATGTCGCCCAGCACCCAGGCGTCGTGGGGCGGGCTGTAGCCGGTGAAGTGGATGGGCTCGACCGTCTTGAGCTGGCGCGTCTGGTCGCGCATCAGCCGGTCGAGCTGTTCCTGATTGCCGCTCCACATGCCGGAGAAGGCGAACAGCCGCTTCTTGAATTCGCCGCTGGCGGCGCAGGTGGCGGCCGAGAAGCGGGCCTTGGCGGTGGGCGTGCTGTTGGGGAAGCGGATCTCGAGGAAGTAGTTCGTCTCGTCCTCGACCTCGTCCCGCTCGCGGTAGAGGATTCGGAAGTTGCAGTTGGCGACCTCGTCCACGATCGGGCCGCTGTCGGAGCCGTCGCCGTCTTCCAGATCGTCTCGCCCGCGCGTTTTCGCCCAATAGATGCGGTTCTCGCAGCGGAAGTAGAAGCTGCGGCGCGCGGTGTGCTGCTGGATCAGCTTCGCCTTCTTCCAGGCGTCCAGCTCGATCGTCAGGTCGCCGAAGTAGAGATAATCGTCGAGCGCATCCTCGCCCATCGGGCCGCGTTCCTGCGGCCCGTTCCAGTTCATCTGGCGCAGGTGGAGGTCGTTCCGGGCCAGCTTGCTGCCGTCGCCATCGGGGCGCGGCAGGGCGGCGCGGGCGGCCCAGCCATCCTCGCGGGCCTGGGCGACGTGCTTGCGCACCCATTTGATGCCGGCGGCGCCGGTGTCGAAGGCGAAGACGATGGTGGGGCGGTGGCGGCTGCCTTCGAGCGCGGTGCCCAGCTTGGCGAGGAAGTGCTCGGGCCACAGGTTGACGGACATGGCCGCCACGGCGGAGCGCTTCCGCCCGCCTTTGGTCTCTAGCCGCTTGAAGTTCTGGCGCAGGGCCAGCGCATCGAAGATGCCTTCCGCGATCCAGATTTCCTGACAGGTGGCGAGGGCCGGGAATGTGTCCTCGGGATGCGCCCAGCATTCGCCGCCGTGCTGCCCGCCGAACTTGAAATTGGCCTTCTTCTTCCCGAAGCGGCCCGGCCGGTCGATGATGCGTTCCCACCAGCTGCCGCCGGGAAGGGAGAACCGGACGGTGGCCGATCCCTGATCGATGTTCCGGTCGTGATAATATTCCTGGCTGTAGGCTTCGCGCAGGCCGGTGAGGTCGAGGCCGCGCTCGTGCAGCAGGTAGGCGTCGGCGGCGGCGTTCGGGTCTGCCTCCGTCCGCTTGAAGCGCTTCGACCAGTCCTCGAACAGTTCGGGCAGGGCCTGCTTTACGGTCTGCTCGAACCCGCACTTATTCTCCCGCCCGCAGCGGATGATCTTCGGTTCCTTGGCGGAGGCGAACAATTCGTTCTGGCCGCAATCCGGGCACTTGCCCTGCTGCAGCCACGCGCCGTTCACCCGCTTGAAACGGAACTCCGCCTTGAGCGCTTCGACGATCTGTGAGGCGAAATCTTCGGCCATCGTTAACTCGCCCGCAGGGTGCAGAATTCCGGCTGCCGCAGCGGGTGACGCGGCAGGGCGGTGAAATCGGCGCTTCGAAAATCAGGCCGCGGCGGGTTCGCCGTCGGCTTCCTCGCCCCCGTCCCCCTCCTCGTCCTCGAACATGTCGAACTGGTTGGGGTCGGGGGCTGGCCCATTGCCTGGCGGCCCGGGCGGAAAGATGTGGCGGACGAGGTCGGCGGGCGCCTGGGGCAGCTCGATATCTTCACGCTCGATCGCGCTGGGGCTGATCACGTATTCGAAGGACAGCTGCATCCTCCACGTCATCCCGCAGGTGATGTTGGTGCAGGCGCACCACAGCGTCTTGACCAGCGCGGTCACATGCTCGCTGCCGCTGATGCGGGCATCGGCGTTGCACACCGGGCAGATCACGGTGCCCCGGCGCAGGCGGTTGCCCACGCCGCGCCGGTGTTCCACCGGGGGCTGGCTGGCGATTACTCCCTCCCCGCTCATGTCAGCCTGCCTCCCCTGCTCGGATGGAAAGCGCGGCTTCCAGCTCGGCGGCGATCTGCACCAGCAGCTGGGCGGGGCGCAGCCGATCGGCGGCCTCGGCGGGCGAAACGTCCTGATCGTCGGCCAGATCGGTGGCGATCCCGGCAATCAGCGTCCCGGCCTTTTCGGAAAGCCGGGCGATGTAGCGGTTCCATTCGCCCTCGCCGGGGATGGCGCCGGGCAGCGGCACCAGGACGAAGCCCTGCCGGCGGGCGAGGTGGCGCGTCATGATCGGATGGCCGGGCTTGCCGTGGGTGACGGACTCGAGCGCCTCGATCACGCGGGCGGGCATGGAATCGCGATCGGCCTTGGACTGGTACCGGCCCAGCTGGCTGGTGCTGATGCCGGTTTCCTCGGCGCAGGCGTCCAGTCCGCCGGCGGCCTCGATCAGCTCACGGGCGCGCTCGGCGTGGCGCTGTTCCTGGGTGGAGAGGGTCATTCTGCCTCTCCGTCGGTGCTTGGACCTAGCCATTCCTCTGGGGAATGTGCGCATTCGCCGGCGGGTGCCCAGCAGGCGGCGCACCCGCCGGGGAACCTCTCACGTTCGAACGCTCGCAGCCAAGTGGAGAGATTCGACAGCCCGACCTGGTAGAGCTTCTCGCGCGCCGTGGTCGGCTTCCGGCAACCGAACGGCTTCGCAAGCTGCAAGACCCGGTAGTCACCAATGCGATCTAGGGCAGCGCGGAGCTGCGCCTTTTGCGCTTTGACCGACCAGTAGGTTGCGGCGTCTTTCTGCTTTTGGTCGCGAGCGACCGCGGCCTTGTAGACATCGATCTGCGCATCAATGCTCCCCCTTTTGGTGAGCGGAACATTCAGCAGTCCGTGATCAAGCCGATCACTCATGCCGCCCACCCGTTCGAGCGGTTGGAAAGCTCGCGGAAACCACCCGATGAAGGGCCGGCGAGCTCGCGCTCGGCGTAAGCGCGCCTGTCGCG